AATACTGCAAAGGAGTGATATAGAGGCGGTAGAACCCATCCGGGAAGGGGATGTTGTTCTTCTGCTCCAGATACATCACACCGCGTAGAATCAGTTCGTCGGTCATGACGTTGGCAGCCGTGATCGTGGTGCTGGTCGCCAGGTTGTTGCCACTCTGGTCACCCGCGTACTGCACCCCAAGCTTGTTGGCCGTGCCGGGGACGCTGGCGTTCCAGAGCGCGGCGATCTGCCCTTCGATGGTGCGGCTCATCGCGTAGCCCAGGCGGTCCACCACAGCGGCCATCCCGTCGTACTTGATGCGGTCGAGCATTTTGCGGGTGATCGCAACGCCCAGGCCGTACTCGGTCGGGACGAAGGGGACCGTCGTGCCATTGTCCATCGCAATATCCACGATGTCAGTGGCTTCGGTGAGCGCCGCAGCCGTGGTCGGAGCGCCGCCACCACTCGTGCCGAGGTCAGGCAGAATCGGAATATAGACCGTATCGCCGGAGTTGGGGGCGAGCAGGTCGGTATTCTCGACGAGTGAGGACTGGAGGCAGGCTGCAATACGCAGGTTCTTCTCCAGTTGCGGCGCCCAGATTTTCGGGATGAGCGGCGTCATGTTCGAGGTCTGCGTGATCGCTTTCTGGACCAGCGCATCAGTAGCGAGAGGCATGCTGTCTGTTCTCCTGGGCCACGAGGGGGAGGCCGCTGGAAGTAGAGGGGAGGGGGAAGAAGGGGGAAGTCAGCGCGCGGGGGAGGGGCGCACGTTATTCGTCGCCATAGGTCATGCCCTGCGAGAGATAGGAGACCATCAGCGCGCCCGCCACGTCTTTCTCGCGCTGGACAAACTGCTCGTGGCCTTCGTCCTTGAGCGCCTTCTGCACCAGGTAGGTGATCGGGTCGGCTTCAAGCTGGTTGGCGGGAATGAGGCTTTCGTCCGTGGTCTGGACACCCTTCCTGCCGATGCCTTCGCCACGCTCTGGAATCTGCGCCTTCTGTACCTTGCTGTCGATCATGCCCTCGATCTTGGCCATCAGGCTGGTCAGCATATCGCCAAGCTGCTCTGGGGTGACCGCCTTCTGTACCTGCTGCTGCTGCGCTTCCTCTGCCTTCTTGGCGGCGGCGCGGTCGGCGGCTTCCTGCATGAAGGCATCGAAGTCGAACGTCTCTGGGTCCATTGTGGTATCTGTCTCCTTGTCAGAGAGGCCCAATGCCTTCTGCACGCGACTGAATGCGGCTTTGGGGTTGACCGGGTAGGCCGCGACCGTGGATTCGAGCAGGGGATTAATCGCCCCCGGCTGGTTGAAGTGCTTGCCCCCACCCGGCAGGCGCACATACTGGGTGAAGTTGCCGGTGAAGCTCATGCCGCCGACGTTGCCCTTGCGCACAGCGGACTTGGCCGGTTCGTCGGTGAGTCTGCCGCGCACCCAGACCCCGGAACCAGCGGTGGGCAGGTGGGAGAACTCGGCGGGGTCGGAGGGATGGTTGGCGATCTCCAGCGGCCTGCCGTTCCGAAGAATGACTGCTTTCTGGAGGTGACCTGCGGGGATGGCGTCGGTGCCGTGTTCCAGCGAGAGCGGGGCGGAACGGGCGAAGTAGTCGGCGAGCGGACCACCCAGGAAGGCTTCGGGTTCCGTGATGTCGCGCTCGATGTCCCGGTCGGGGGTAGACATCCAGCCTTCGATATACTGGTCGTCGGTCGTCTCGTCAACCCAACTCTTCTGGATGAGGCCATTGACTACCTTGGGGTTGAACGCCTTGGAGATCACATGCTGGTGCAGGAGTGGGTTGGCTGCATCCGCAACTTCCTCCTCATCCTCGCCCGGTTCGACAGGAACCACGCCTGCGCTATCGGGATGGGTGTGCGAGAGACCCAGCGCGTGCAGGTCGGTGTGGGCAGCGGCGGGGAGGTGCTGCAAGAGGCCGCGTTGGTGGACGGTGTGCAGGAAGTGGCCACGTTCGTAGGAGCCGGGTTGGGTGCCGTGGTAGGCTTCGGCCATCACCGCGCGCATATCCTCAGAGCGGGCTTTCTGCACCTGTGGCGGCTGGGGATGCTTGCCGGAGGAGTCCTGCGAGCCTTTGGCCGTCTTGGGCAGGTGGTCTTCCATGCCGTGAGCGCGGGCGTAGGCTCTCACCTTGGCGCGCACTGCCTCTGGGTCCTTGGCGTGTCCGGCCAGGTCCCAGGCGGCTTTCAGATGGTCGGGGTCGAGGGGGAAACTACCGTGGGGGCCAGCCTTGGGGTCCTTCTTGCGCTGCGCGGCGGAGATCGCCTTCTGGACCGAGGCTGGGCGGAGATTAGTCATTGCGTACTCCTGCCCGCTTGGCGGTATCGACCTTGCCACGGGCCTGTGACTGCTGGGGGCCTTTGCCGCCGTTCTGGTTGGCGGTCTTGACCTCGACGCGGGGGGAGGACTTGCCGTGGGTCTCATCCTGCGGGAAACGTTCAGCGGCGGGCAGTGGGCCAACCGGCTTGGGAGGGGTCATCTTGACCGAGGCCGACCCGGTTTGTCCTCCCGCTCCTCCGGCTCCAGCGGCGGGTTGGGGCTGTGAGGCGATCTGGAGAATCTTGAGTTGGGCGTCGGCATACTGTTTGAGCGCGCGGACTGGGACGAATGCCGAGCCGGTGAAGACCATCGGTTCGTCGCCGCCCGGCACTGAGGGTAGCCCGCGCCGGTTCAGCACCTCGTTGAAGGTCGCCCCACCCATCTTGACGTAGGTGTCGTCGATCTGGGCCTGGAGTAGTTCGTCGCGGGAGTCAATCTCGCTGTAGCCAAACCCCACATCCTCCCAGCCCAACTCCTCGACACAGACCCGTTTGGTGAGCGTGTCACAGATTTCACCCAGCAAGGGTTCAACGGCGCGTTTCTTGAAGGTGTAGGAGAGGTTGTAGCCGTTGCTCTTGTTGATGTCCTGCGCCTGGCCCAACTCGTTCATTGTGACCCCCAGCACACCCATCTGGAAGCCACGCACCTCGTTGAGCAGGTCTTTGGCTTCGAGTTCCTTGAGCGCGTAGCCAAAGGGGAAGAACTTGCTGCCCCCCTTGCTACCGGTAATCATGATGCGGTGGTTACTTCTCGCCTGCGCGTTCCACATCGTCACCGCCTTCTTGATCTCGTCGGGGGTGAGGTCGCCCAGATCGAAGACGCCATAGGGAATGTTGGTGTCGGTGAAGCGCTGCCCGATGAAGGTGAGCATCAGGTTCTCGACGACTGCCGCTGGAAATATCTGCTGGATGCGTGAGGAGGGGTAGCGGGAGTCGGTCTTGGGGGCGAGGCGGAAGAGGATGATCTCATTGGGGGACCAGGCGTGCGTGCCGTCCGGGCCGTGGATGGGGAACCCACTGGCGTCCATCATATCGTAGCCCAGGATACGGCCATGCTCATCGAAGTCGAGGTAGAGCTTCGCGGCGTCCAGCACATAGAGGTTGGCGAGGTTGCCTGCGCGGTCGCGTTCAATCTCTACCGCCGCCCAGCCAATGGTGGCCACATCTTCCATGATCTGGCGCAGGAAGTGGCGGCGGGTATCGTTGGGGTTCGGGTTGTTGAGCAGGTTTTGGAGGTAGGTTACCTTGTCAGGGTTGGGCTTCTGCGCGGGGTTGGTGGAACGGACGGTGATCTCAACCCCAATCGAGAAATCGACGGTGGCGTTGATACAGGAGGCAGGGGTAGGGGTCTTCTGTACCAGTTCGCGCATGCGTTCGGGGGAGATCAGGCCGTTGACATCGCCCACCGCTGGCCGGGGTTGCCCATACTCTGGCGGCGCGTTGAGGACGTACTGCCCCAGACTGCCACGCGAGGCTTTCTGCACTACCTGCTGCGGCGAACCCGTCAGGCTGCGGAGGGCTTTGGATAGGCGCGTTGGCATTACCAGATGTCCTCCAAGGTTGTAACAGCAGGGTGGTCAGGGTCGTTATCAAGTTCACGCCAGGGGTCGCGGTAGCCTGCGGGGCTGCGGTCAAGCTGGCTGCGGGTACCGGGAAGGCTGCGCAGAGCTTCGAGCGAGGTGGAGGCAACCCCATACGGAACATCGACAGAGGTTGTACGAAGGTTCGACACCTCGACCGGATGTTCGGAGAAGCTATCGAGACCTTCCACCGCCTGGAACCAACCAATCTCGTGGGGTAGCAGCGCAAGGTGGGCGGCGAGTGCGAGAGCCATCACGATGTCGTCATGCCCGCGCTTGGCCTCCATGCGAACGACGCCAGCGGGGGTGATGTCATACTCGAAGTAGCGCAGTTCGGAGAGGATAGTCTGCTCGTAGGGAATCACCAACCGATGTTCGGCGAAGAGCCGGGCCAACTCCTGGACGATCTCGTGTTTGCTCTGGTTGGTGAACTTATAGCCTTCGGCGGGAACCCCTAGGAGGTTGAGGTCTTCCACCACGGACTCACCGAGAGAGGTAGCGTCAACCAGGGTAGGAGCTTGATGGAACCTCTGGTACCCCTCGCGGATGCTGGCCTTGATCGCGGTGTAACCTCGGCCACGGTAGCGGGTCATCTCGGAGAAGATCACGCGGTCGGGGTCGGAGGTGTCGAGCAGCGCCGCGACAAAGTAGTCGTTGCGGTTGGCCAGGTCGCAGCCTTGGACATACTTGTGGCCCATGCGCGGAGGCAGGGGGAAGTCGGGTAGTTTCGCTTCGTCGTAGCCAGGGAAGTTCTCGTAGGCCCACTTGATGTGCTTCCAGGGGATGACTTGAAGCTCGTCGTCAGCGAACTCAGCCAGGTACTCGGTGCGCCACAGCAGACTATCATCGCCGTAGCGTTTCTTGGTGCGTGCGAGGAAGCTGGCGTCGGCGTGCGGGTTGGCCGAGGAGGGGAACTGGAACCAGGACTC